ACCGACACGCCGCGGCGTCCTGCTCGATCAACTCGGCGCGATGCGTGGCGATCACCACACGCCCGCCGCATTCCTCGACGATGACGCGGGCGAGCTCGCCGAGGATTGCCGACTTGCCGCCGCCCGTTGGCACTTCGACAAGCGGGTTGGTTCCACCCTTTCCCCAATAGGCGATCACCGCGTCGACGGCTTCTTGCTGGTAGTCACGGAGTTTCATCGGCCACCTCGTTCGTCGGGACGGCTTCCATCCACTCGCTTTCGCCGTCGCCCGTGATGTTTGCTCGAAGATGCTCCCCGCAACCGGGGCAGTCGGCCTCGTCGTCTTCGGTCCACGTCGGGTCTTCGCGCCCAAGGCAAACGAAGTGCTTGCCGCTGGCGGGGATCGCGGGCGCGTCACAGAGGGGGCAGGGCAGGTGGGCGTCACGAATCACGGCATTTCTCCTTGCGCTTCACGCATCCATAGCGCAGCGGTCAACATCGCCGCCGTCTCGCTTTTCTCGATTGCGTTCCTGACCTCGATCCACACTGCCCGCTTCGGGTCACGTCGACGAAGACTCGATACGACGAACAGGCCGTCATGCCGCCACCAGACCTCGACTCTGCGATCTTCGCCATCAAACACAAAGCGCCTTTGCGCTAACCGATCTGCAAACATTTTCGCCTCCCACGCAGCGAATCTGCCGCGCTGTGACGCCATCCTAACCGGATCTTCGTCGTTTGTCTAGCGCGTGCTTGACACGGCAGCAGATCAGGCGTAGAGTTCTCTCACGGGCTGCGCAGTGCAGACCGAAACACAGGGAGCAAACACATGATCGCCACGAACCTCGACAACGTTACCGCCCGCATCCGCTTGACCGCCCGCGCCGCCGTGCTCGAGCTGTCCGGCGACGTTGACAGCTTCGACGCCGTCGACGTCGATGCCGTTGCCGACGCGCACGGGTTTCGAGTCGTCGACGTGCTCAACACCGACTCGCTGCTGCTCGACGTGACGGATGACGCCGTGCGCGCGCTGCGCGCCGAGGCGCTCACCGTGGGCGATGAGGTGATGGCGCGCGTCTGCGCCGATGCGTTGTCGCACGACGCGACGGTGCGCGTGCCGGCGCGGCGTGAAGTCGCGTTGGCCAAGATCGAGTCGATGAACGCCTGAACACACACACGCAAGGGAGCACACACCATGACGATCACTACTGCAAAAAAGAGCCTGCGCGACGCCGTCGAAAGCCGCGCCCCCAAGATCCTTGTCTACGGCGGCGCCGGCGTCGGTAAGACGACGCTGATCGCGTCGTTGACGGGCAAGATTCTGATCATCTCCGCCGAAGCGGGCTTGTTGTCGCTCGCCGGCGCCGACATCGACGCCGACGTGGTCGAGGTCACGAGCATCGAGGCGCTGCGCGCCGTCTACGCCGAGCTTCGCGCCGGGGATCACGGGTACGCATGGATCGTGCTCGACAGCGTCAGCGAGATCGGCGAGGTCGTGCTTTCTGCGGAAAAGCAGAAGAGCAAAGATCCCCGAGCCGCCTACGGCGCTTTGTCCGACGAGATGCTCAAGATCATGCGCGCGTTCCGTGATCTCTCCTGCGGCGTCTACTTCTCGGCAAAGTTGTCGTCGACGAAAGACGAGGCAACGGGTCGCGTCTCGCATGGGATCGGAATGCCGGGCGCCAAGTTAGGAGAGGCGTTGCCCTACTTGTTCGACGAGGTTTTCCGTCTCGTCGTTATCGATGAGGACGACGGCAACGGCGGCAAGGTGGCATCGCGTTACCTGTTGACGTCGACAGACGGCAAGAGCGTCGCAAAGGACCGCAGCGGCAAGCTCGACGCGCTCGAGCCCGCCGACCTCGGCGCCATCGTGGCGAAGATTGCAGGCTAACCGCCCGCCGGAGCGTATCCGGCCCAGCCACACGCGGGGGATAGGCGCCCGCATTTACGCAGCGAGGATCACGATGTCTGAATGGGATGTGGACGGCGAGAACAACGGCAGCACGACGGCGCTTGGTTTCAATGTCGAGGACGTGCAGACGCCTTCCTTTGATTTGCTGCCGCCCGGCCGGTACCAGGTGGCGTGCACGTCGGCGAAAGTCGAGCCGTCGCGCAACAACCCGAGCACGGTGCTCGCCAACGTCGAGGAAACCATCGTCGACGGCGCGCACGCCGGCCGCAAAATCTGGAGCCGCTACGTCGTCGCTCACGCTGACGGCAAGGTGATGGCGCGCGGCCGTGCGGACGTCGTGCGCTTGATGAGTGCCTACGGTGTCGGTGGTGGCGACCTCGCCCCGTGCGTCGGTCGCGAGTGCGTCGCCGCTGTCGACGTCGAGCCCGCCAAGGGCGAGTGGGAGGCGAGGAACAAAATCAAGCGGCGCGAGGCCGTCGCCGGTCAGGCACCCACCGCGCCGAAGCCCGCGGCGCCCACCGTCGGCGGTGCTGCGGCACGTCCTGCCGCGAGTGCCCCGGCGTTCCTTGCCAGGCGCAAGGTCGCTCAGGGCGAGTGACAGCAACACAACACACAGGGAGCGAACATGTCCTATCTGCCCAAGGTAATGAGGCCGATCACAATCATCGGAACGATTGACCCGAAAAAGGAATACACGACCACGGAGGCAGTCCGCGTGGTGTCGTGCGGGCCCCATGCACTGCGCGAGTGCGCCAGAGATGGCGACCTGCCCGCCAAGCAAGTCGTCGACAACGGCCGGTGGCGGTTCACTGGGGCCGATCTAATCGACCTCGTGGCGAAGCACGCCAAGATCGTCGAGCAGCTTGCCGCCGAGAGAAAAGCAAACATCCGCGCGAAACAGAGGGAATGGAAGCGCAAGAATGTGGAGAAGATCAAGAAACAGCAGCAGCAATTGCCTATGAGTGGAAATGCTCCGTCTCGTGAGCAGTTGCTCGCCGAGATCGATCGATTGCGGCAGGCCGTGGCAAATATGGTTTGACGATCCCGCCGCGTGTGGCCCCGAGCGCGGCAAACCGACGACATTCCGTCGTCGGGCTCTGTCGGTCGGAAGGTCGGGGCGCTTTTCCGAGGTGTGACGTGATCGACAGGTACAGGGGGCCGAAGCGTATCCGGCTCGACGGCGAGCGACTAGCGGCGTTGCGGGTCGCGAGAAACTACAGCTTGGCGCACGTCGCCAGTGTGTGCGGCGTGACGCGCCAGGCGGTGTGCCTGTGGGAACAGGAACGCGCCGTCCCCGATGACTACTGCTGCGACCGGCTGGCGGCCCTTTTCGGCGGCGACCTTGCGCCGGCCCTTAGCGTGCGGGTGTGGGAATGACGAGCCCAGCGTCGATGGAAAAGCAGCGTAAGCGCGAGGTCATCCTGCGCCTGATGGCGCTCGGTCTAACCGAGACAGTGATTGCCGAACGCGCAGGATGCGGGCTGACGATGGTCCGCAAAATCAGGCGCCAGGTACGGGAGGGCAAGTCGTGATCATCACAGCAGTGATCCCGATCGAAGGCTTGCGCCTCGGCGCCGCGCTCAACGCGCGCGTTCACTGGACCCGCAGGGCAGCACGCGCGAAGAAGGAACGGGCCACGGTGGGGTGGGCGATGCACGCGCACCGTCGCCCGATCCTGTCGAGGCCGCCGACGACCTGCACGCTGGTCCGCATCGCGCCGAGGATGCTCGACGACGACAACCTAGCCGGCGCGTTCAAGTCGATCCGCGACGAGGTAGCGTCCTTTTTCAACGTCGACGATGGGCCGAAGGGGCCGATCGCGTGGCGCTACGAGCAACAGCGAGGCGAGCCGAAGCAGTATGCGGTCCATATCTGTCTGACATGGGAGGACGAACGATGACGACAAAACCGACAAAACCCGTGCGGCGCCAATACCGCGACACCGCTGGCGCAAAGCTGCCCGGTGTGACCACCGTCCTCGGGGTGCTGGAAAAGCCCGCACTGATTGGATGGGCCGCGACGGTGGCCGCGGAGGCGACGGCCGATGCGTGCGCTAACGGGCTGCCGCCTGACCAGGCGAGGATCCTCGGCAGGGCTGCGGTGTTCAGCCGCCACGACAAGGCAGCAGACCTCGGGACGAGAGCGCACGCCATGGTCGAGGCGCACTTCCGCGGCGAGGCCGTC